GGCGGGTCCGTGAACACGAGATCCGCGGCGTCGCCTGCCATCAGCTTCGCAACTTCGGCGTCTTCAGTCGCGTCGCCCACGAGCAGCTTGTGGTCGCCGAGAATCCACAGATCGCCGGTCGTCGATACCGGAACCTGTGGAGGCTCCGGAACCGCGTCCTCATCCGTCAGTCCTTCTGCAGCGTCCTGCGCGGCCAGCAACCGTGCCAGTTCCTTGTCCTCGAAGCCAATGAGGCGGATATTGAAATCCTCGTCCTGGAGCGCAGCCAACTCGATCCTCAACAGTTCTTCGTCCCAGCCTGCGTTCAGCGCCAGCTGATTGTCCGCAATGATGTACGCTCGCTTCTGCGCGTCCGTGAGGTGATCGAGGACAATTACAGGCACTTCGGTCAGCTGCAACTTCCGCGCGGCAAGCAGTCGACCGTGGCCGGCGATGATTCCGGCCTTTGTATCCACCAGGATCGGATTGTTGAATCCGAACTCCGCGATGCTTGCGGCTATTTGAGCGATCTGTGCGTCGGAGTGTGTTCGTGGATTGCGGGCGAACGGAATCAATCGCCCGATCGGCCACAGCTCGATACGCCGGACAACGGGGTACGCGGACATACACCTACCCTCCAGAACTTGATTTGAAGATTCCTTCGGAGGGTGCGCTTTGCGCTGGCCTGTCGAACCGACTTCTGCTTATGATTCTACGCTCGTACTCAGCGCGTTGCAAAAGCTTTTTTCACGGCTGGCTTACCGCGCTTATGGCGCTTTTAGCGCAACACGCTTACGGTTCGAGTTCAGGGCACTGGGGGGAAACTGGGGGTACCCCAGCGGGTAAGGACGAGGAAATTCGGGTAAGGACGGGTAATTCGTTGTGAAGGCCCCGAGCTTCAGCGGAGCGCGGCAAGTGGCGCTATATCAAACACGTGTGTTGAATATCAAGGACTTGAGTTGGCTCCCCAAGAGCGACATTGCAAGAAAATGGAAACGCTGACTCAACCAGAGACTACCGCAAGTGATTGCTTCTCCATACCCTTCGGCAAAATCGATTGGCCACTTCAATGTGGGGGCCACTGTGGCTTTCTCCTCAGAAAAGTTCCCGTGCGGACCAGCGTTAACTATGGGACCAGAAACGCTGACATGGCGACCCGCCGCAACAGGAGTACCGAATTCTCCGGAAGCGATTGCCGGAATCAGGTTGACGTCGAGCGTGGAAGCGAGCGCCAGCAGCGTGGCATCTCCCCAACGCAAGACTCGTTGGAAGCCTGATCGGGGACCGGATATGTCGGCGACGCCTCCAGCGGACGCTCCGCGTGGGCGACACTCTCAGTCAAAGATGAAGGCTTTCGGTTCATCTTGCCCCAGGAATCGCGAAGCCATCGATCTGCTGTAGGCGCCCGCGTCGCAGAATGCGAGGAGATCCCCGACTCTCACTGCCGTGCTCAACACGGTCCTCGCCAGGATGTCTTTTGAAAACGTCGTCTTCCCAACGATCGTGCAGGGCGTTTGCTGTGCCGAGGCCTCGGATTCACGCAACGGAATCACCCGGTGGCACTCCTTGGGATGATGCAGCGGCCTTGGGAAGACGGCCACGCTTCCGTCCACGGCCACGTAGTTCTGTCCCCGGAGACACTTGATGTCGGTGATTCGCGTTATGAAGACTCCCGCATCGGCGATCAAGCCTCTTCCAGGTTCGAAGATCACGATGATCTCCCTTGACAGACGCTTGCGGAGCTGCCTCGCCATCCTGTCGATACATTGGCCAAAGCATTTCAGATCGAACTGTCCCTGTTCCCCTGTGTAGTCGATTCCGATTCCTCCCCCGATGTTCAGGTAGTTCAGAGTGGGAACCTCGGCGGCAAACTCGAATAGATACTCGAGGCGCCGGACGAGTTCCATCGCATCGAGAAAGTTTGTTCCGGCATACATGTGCAAACCGGAGATCTGCCGGCCATGCGAGCTCGAAGAACGCACGATTCGCCGCGCTGTTCCTTCATCCATCCCGAGACGGTCTGATTCCGCTTCCGCCAGACCGGCCAGGGCTCCACAATTGAGCCGCAGTCCGGCTTCCGTGCCTCCCGATGAAAACCACTGCTCTAACTGCGACTCGGAATCCAGGTTGCAGGTGATCCCGGCATCAACGAGTTCGCACATCAACTCCTTGGGAATACCGGAAGAAGTGAACTGGATCTCAGGTGGCGAGAACCCGCAACTCAGCGCAAGCTGCAAATGCCGGGATGAATTCACACATGCGCCCACTCCTCCGCGGCTGATGGTGCTCAGCACCGCCGGCTCGTCGTTCGCCATGGTCGCGAAATATAACCGGAAGCCCTCACTCGATATGGCGTCCCTGATCTCTTCAATTCGCTTCCGGATTCTCGACAAGGAGTAAACATACACGGGGGTCCCGGTGCGTTCGGCAATCTCTGACAACCACACTCTGTCCATCCCCTGCATGATTGACGCCATCACGACGCGTTCACCAGTTCCTCATCCAGAGCGGAATTCAGCGACGCCATGATTGTTTCCGCATCGACGCCATTTTCCGCCCCGCCTTTGCCCGTGTAAGCGATCATCCAGTCTGCCACGGTGAGAGGGCCTTCTTGCAGGGACTCCAGAATTTCGAAAATGACGTTGTCAACGCTCAACAGTCTAACTTTACCTTCCGTGTTGACGTGCCACACCAGGTAAAACGGCGTTTCGGCATACTCAAGGGCCGACCGGCCTTCCAGCGCTGGCGAGACGTCAAAGTCCAGGGCCAAGCTGGCCAGAACGGATCCTTTTGCCAATTGCGTCCCCAAGGTCACTGATGCAGGCCGGTCGAGCGCGTTGGCCGACGCCGTACGGTAACTCGCCATGGCAGTGGCGGCAAGGCCGGGGGAATTCTCCTCGGCAATGCGCAAGTTCGCCCACAATGCTTCCGCGGCTGCTAGCGCCGGCCGCGGTGGATTGTTGCCCGCTTTCAATCCTTGTAGGACGAACTCGGCAAAAGCAGCGGGCGAACCATAGGTCCTTCGAAACGGCGCTGCCGAGCGGGCTTCGTTTCTGGCGCGAATCCAGCTTTGCCAGTCTCGAAAGACGGCCGCCATCCCTCCACTGCGCTCGGCCAACGCCAATGACGGCGCAAGCACCGACTCGACAAGGGGAGAGAATTCGTCCACCCCTTCCAGCCAGTCCCTTCCTTCGCCCGGAAATGGCGGCCGGTAGTATGCTCCAAACAGGTCCTGATCTCCGGCGATCAGCTCGCGATTCGCTCCATCCAATGCCGGGTCGAGCGGCAGATCCACGAAATGTCCGGTACAAACCAATCCTGTGAGCTTCGGATACAGACTGGAAGCGGCAAAAGGGCAGTATCCGAAAATGTGCGCGGGACGCGCTCCTGCCCGCAGAGATCGTTCAAATGCGCCGAGGGTAGCTTCGAAGCTCCCCGCGTCCTCTGACGGAAAACCAACGATGAATCCCACATTCGGCGAGATCCCAACCTGCCGGCACATCTCGATCACTTCAAACGATCGCTCGACCGGTATGTCTTTCCTGATCTCTCGAAGGATGCGCTGAGAACCGCTCTCGAATCCAAAGTAGACCGCAGTGCATCCCCCTTTCGCCATCCGTTCCAGCAGTTCGAAATCCACCGTGTCCGTGCGCGCGCTGCAGGTCCAGTTCACGGGGCTTCCCACGTCAATGAGCGCATCGCACACGGCCATCACCCAGGCGCGGTTTGTGGTGAACAGGTCGTGTGTGAAATGAACTCGTTTCGAGGCGTAGGCGCGCTGCACCGTCCTCACCTCCTCAACGATGCGCCGCGGAGACTTGACACGGTGCTTTCGCTGCCAGAACGGCGCTGTCGAGCAGAACTCACACTGAAAGGGGCATCCTCGGCCCACCTCTAAAAAAACCTCCTCACCCTCACTGGGTTGGTACAGGTCGAATGCTGGATAGGCCAAGTCATCCAGATTGTCCACCAAGGCTCTGTCCCGCCCATTCGTGTTGACTTGCCGCGGGAAAACAAGTGGCGTGGGCTCCCGACGTTTGTCGTACCGTTGAACGACACCCGGAATCGCGCCACCCTCCCCATGCCCCTGGTAGGAGGCCAGCAATTCCCAAAACGCAAACTCCCCTTCGCCGACTACAACCGCATCGACCGTCTGGTGTCGACTAAGTGTCTCAGCGGCTACCGCCGAGGCGTGCGGACCGCCGAGGACAATCTTCGCGCTGGGGATTTCCCGCTTTACCGCAGCGGCGATCTGCAGGACGTGGTGATAGGAATCACATTCGGTCATGATGCCCACAACATCAGGCTTCCGCGAGGCGATCTCGCTGCCAAGCGCTTGATAGAAGCGCGTATCCAGCGGAATCTGGCCCGAGGCGATTCGTCGATTCGTATCGAACAAGGCGCAGTGGGCTTCGGGCATCCGCTCGCGTAGCGTCCCGGCAAGCGAGAGCAGCCCCAGCGGAAGAAACCCGTACATCACTCCCGGGGCGGGCTGAAAGTCGTTCTGCAGCACCGCGGCATGCTGCACATGGGGGCTTGTGGCTAGCAATACTTTCATGCGGTCTGCTCCATTTCGTGCGTCTTGGTTCGAACCACCGGCATGTTGCTCTGTGTTCCTGTCGTGGTGGCTTCCAGCAGTTCTGTCCTCTGAATCGTGCTCTTGATTTCGAATTCCGACGCCCCGCATTGAAAGTAGTTGCCATGCCTGGCGTACGACATAGCGGGACAGCGCGAGGCGCAGTAGTAGCGCTCGTCATTAATTTCGCAGTCCTTGCAAGTGTTCTCGAAGTTCGCCCAACTGTACTGGCGGATCTCCCAATCGTCTCTCCATACGTCGGGAAACGGCCTCTCGGAAATATTGCCAGAAGGAAACAGGTTCTCGGCCGCGCACATCGTGCAGGGGAACACGGTTCCATCGGCGGCAACATAGCCGAGAAACCGTCCGCTCGAGCATCGCCGTGTCATGTACGCCAGGCTCAGCCCGTAATTGAAAATCACTCCCACGCACAAGCCCGCCTTTCGGTGATACTCATGCTCCCATTCGCATTCCTGCAGCCAAAACCGGCCAGCCGCCTCTACGTGTTCTTCGGTGTTTTCCAGATCGGCGCGCTCTTTTCCCCGGCCGATGGGACTGAACGGAACACTGCGGATCGACACCTGATGCTGTTTGGCCCACACCACGAGCTGCGCGAGTTGGGCGACATTGCCGCTGTGGGTGTTTGTCATGATGTTGGTCAAGAAACCGTGTTTGTGCGCGCGGACGATCGCTTCGAGCGCGAGCGTCGTGTGAGGTTCGAAAGACCATGCGCCTTGGGCCGGCTCAATCGAGCACAATTCCGTGTGGGGCAGCTGTTTCAGTCGCGACTGCGCATGCGGATGATGCAGATCATCGACGGAGACGCTGAGGATCACGCCATCGGTGGGAAGGCTCGATAGTAACTTGTCGCTCAATAGCAGGCCGTGGGTGGCGACACCGACCAACAGGCCTAACTCCCTTGCTCGGCGTACCAGTAGGGCAAAGTCGGGATGCAGCGTCGGTTCGCCGCCAGTGAAGGCGACGGCCCACACTCCCATCTGCGCCATCTCCCCGAGCACTTCCAGCCACCTTGGAGTAGACATCTCCGCTGTCCGCGCCTGCCCTCCGTGAATGTAGCAATGCGGGCAGGCCAGATCGCACTTTCGCGTGATCTCGAGCCACACAAGCGGAGGAGTGGTCAGATGGAAGGGTTCGTGGATCGGGAGCTTTTCGAGCAGGAAGGGTTCCAGTTCCGCGCGTGTGACGCCCGGGCCCAGTACCGTCATCGCCAGCGGGTTCGTCAGTACGATCTCTCCGTCCGGAAACCCAGCAATAAATCCGAACTCTTCACGATTGAAACGGACTTTGCGGGTATCTCGACCCCCATCGGGCACGCGGACTGCACCATCAGGCATGCTTTCGCTCCTCGACAAATCCGTGCGCGAATAGTGTTTGTACGATCCCGTGAACCTTCTTTATGTTGGCGACCTTCGATTTCGGGTCCGCGCCGGCGGATTCGGTGCACCGCGCCACTACTTCATCCACCGTCCTGGCACCATCCAGGTATCCCCACGCTTTGTAGCCCACCTCGTCCAGTTCCAGGAAGCGCCGCCTGGCAAAGTTGTGCAACAGGATCCCCGGCGGTGCGATCGTCCACAACACGTTGTCACTGCGCTCCAGAACTCGCTCGTCCGCGGACTCGGTACGCGCTTTCTTCTCGGGATTATGCTTCGCCGATGCGCTCTGTCTCATATGTACAAAACAGCGTCGCCAAATTCGTAGAACGACAGCCTCCGCGCCGAGGCTTCGTGATAGGCTTTCATCACCAGCTCGGCGCCGGCAAAGGCCGCATCCAGCACGATCAGACTTGTCTGGTACTGGTGGAAGTTAGTGAAGTACCCGCCTACCGCTTTGAACTCGTAGCCCGGTGTGATGTACAAACTGGTCCGCCCGGTTTGCGCGCGGACTGCGCCTTGATGCGGAGCCGCACTCTCCAGTGCCCGCAGGCTTGTGCTTCCACAAGCAAATACTCGCTTGCCCGTCCGGTGCGCTTCGTTCACTGCTTCCGCAGTCTCCTCCGGAACGACGAACGATTCCTCCCACATGACGTGTTCCCCCACGTCTTCTTCAAGGAACGGCAGCCAACTGCCGACCGAGTGCAGAGTTACGAATCGCACGCTGACTCCGCGCGCCTGGAGCGCCGCCACCAAGGAAGGGGTAAAGTGGAGGCCGGCCAGTGGACTCTCCACGGTGCCTTCTTGCGTTGCGTAGTATGGATTGAGATGATCGACTGTCCAATTGTTCTCGTAGAAGAAACCCGGTATCGCCTTCCCTTGCGCTTTTAGCAAATCGCGCAACCCGGTGCCCAGCGACGATACTCTCGCCAGCCTGTATTTTGTGACTCCCATCTCGTCCACCTGAATCTGGTGGCCGCCGGAGAGTTGTATTCTTGATCCCACCACGACGTCGTGCGTGGGAAAGATCCGGCAAAGGCCCTGGTCCGCAGTCTCCAACTCGACAAAACGCAATTCGACCAAGCCGCCAACGACCGTCCGGCCCTTCAAGACGCCGGGGATTCTCTTGCTGTTGTTCAGAACGAAAACGTCCCCAGGGTTGCACCAACCGGGAAGATCCGCCACGCGCGACATCGATGACTTCCCTTTCGCTCGATCGACCACAAGGAGCCTGCCCCGGTCTCGATTCCCAAGCCGTATCTCACGCGGCGTCCCTTCGATGTTCTCGGGAATCAGTTGATATCTGAGATCGCTGATGTTCATGAATCGTTCCGGTCTGCTGATTCTCTGGCTCTTAGTGCCGCCCGGTTGTCCCACTGCGCGTATTTCACGCGCCGGGCAAACTCGCCGCACCGGGATGAAAAACACCAAGGGTGTCGTGGTTGTGGGATAGCCCCTGTCGGTCTACTGTGCGACGCCGACGGTGGCGGCTACGGTCGCAATCCGCTCGTTCAGCACGCGGACGCCCTTGGCGGTGGTAGCCAACTTGCCCGAAATCACCGGCTGACCCACCAGGGCGTTGTGGATATGGCTCATCTGCCAGTTCTTATCCTGATCCGAATTCCAGATCACCGTCTGACGGATGGTTGTCGTGATGCCGTCCACAGTGACCTGCAGAGTTTGCGCGAGCACAGCCTGGTCCCCCGATGGCTGGACGTCGCTGCTGATTACCTGCACTTTCCGTTTTGTGCGGAACGTCGGCTGAAATGCTTCCTGGAACCGTTTGCGACCGACCATTGGTTCGACCGAGTTGAGGTTGAACACGCGCACGTCCTCTCTTAGATAATCGAAGAAGCGCGCGTCACCCGAGGCGTAAGCCTTGAGCGAGTCTCTCATTGCACGGTCCAGTTTCGGGTCACCTTTTGCGGATGGCATCCTAAACATCTCCCTTCGAGAAAGATCTATTACCCATTGACCGAGGCATCGCATCTAAATAGATGTCTCATCGATCTGGCCAACTGTATCATAGGCTAGTTTTTGAGTCAAAGGCCCGAATTGAGGCTTGAAATCAGGTTTGAATTCAGGTCGACTTAAGGTTGAAGTCAGGTGTCAATGCAACCGCCTTCGCGTTCATTCAATAGATAAAGGAGCGGTCATCACTCGTGGGCAACGGGATCGTCCATCCGAATACGCAGAGATGGTCGTAAGCCCAGAGCTTGATCGAGGGCAGGCCGAGACGGCTGACGCTCACGAACTCCCTCGTCCAGGGCCAAGTACCGTAGTAGAGGCCCATCAGATAACGGCAGTGAGCCTGGTCCCAGGCGAGTTCCGTCCACGGATACCGCGCGCAGCGTATCGCCTGGTCCAGATTGTGGTTGATCCCCGGATACTGATAGCCCTCGATCAGGAACGTGTCGAAGCCCGAGCCCGCGCGAGTGGTCCATTGCGAGGGCAGGTTGATGTACCGCGTTAGCTTGCAGTTGTCCGGATCATTCACGTCCATTGGCCACAGGAGCTCGAACACAGCCGACGGGCACTGCGACAGAACGTAGCTCTGGATGGCGGCCACATAGTTGTAAAGGCGGATCCGAAGAAAGTTGGCATCCGCGTAGCTGTTGATTGATGGATCGTCGTTCGGCGTGTGAAACGTGGCGAGCGCGCGGCCCAACGCCAATTGTGCCGCGGCCTGCGTGTCGGCATCGTAGAATGCCATCCCGGACGAGTTGGCCTGGAACCACCAGAGGATTTCCCCGAACTGGAGCTTGGGCGTCAGTCCCGCTGTCAGCATCAAGCCCGCCATCGCGGCGTGAGCCTGCCCGATGTAGCTCTGCGGCCCGGAACTGAAGGCGATCTGCGAACTGTTCAGCGTGCCGAAGCCGGTGGCGGTCTCGACCGCCGTGCCGTCAGGAAACCGCTGGAGCCACACCTGGCCGGCGACCGAGGGCTGGCTCGGGTCTTCAGGCGGTTGCACCAACTCCTGCGAGAATGAGCAGACGGCGCTCATGTTGTTCGCCTTGAGCAGACCGAAGAAGTCCGCGTTCCAGTCGCGGAACGCCCGGTTGAGCACTGGCGTCTGGGTCGGATCGATGACCCATTTCGTGCCGTACGTTCCGCCTTGCAGATCGCCAGTCACCGTGGCTTGGCCGCTGCCGGTATTCGTGCCGGGCAGCGCGGCGTACACGTGATACTGCCACACGCTCGCGAACGAATGCGATGTGATCGTGAGGACGCTGCCGGAGGCCGTGGCCCAGACGCCATCGAAGATCGCATTGATGAAGTTGGCGAAATGCCGGGCGATGGTGTCGTTCGTATCCTGCCCGCCGAAGACCGTCTTGCCGATCGCGGAGCCGCCAACGTGCAACCAGACGACGTCCTGATCGCTCCAGTTGCCCGAGAACGTCACCGTGCATGTGGGGTACGACGGATTTGACGCCACCGATTGCTTCCACCAGAAGACGCCGCAGTAGTGGTCGATCTCGCCCAGCAGCCCAAGTTTCTGAATGTTCCACACCAGCCTTTGCGGCGACAGCTTGTACGTGTTGTCCGTGTCGAAGTCGGTGGCCACGGCTACGGCAGTGGTAGTGGTAACCGGATCCGGAACATCGCTCGCCACCGCGCATTCGAGGAAATCGAAATAGAAGTACCAGCCCTGGCTCGACGCGTTCTTGTTGCCGGATAGCGTGATTACCACCTTGTGCTGCCCTGCCGCGACGCCGGAGAACAAGAGGCGCCGCGTTTGAGACGTGGTGGCGGCGGGGTAGTAGCAGTCGACCGTTAGCGGCGCGCCGCCATCGACCGTCGCGGTTACCATGCCGCAGTTGGTGTCGAGGCGGGTGCCGACGTAGATATCGTGCGTGGACTGGCAGTGCGTCTCGACGGTGACGCTGGCACCGGAAGCGGCCGCCCGGATCGCGCGTCCCTGGCTCCAGAAAGCTAACGCACCGTTCACCGGATCGTTACCGGGAGCGGCCTCCCAGTATCCGGAAGTGCTCACCCATGTGCTGTCTTCTTCGATGCGTACCGAACCCGGCCCAGCGATCTTGAGCGACCGCTTGCTCGCTGGGTTGCTCGTCACCGTCCAGTTCGTGACCACGAGCTGCCACTCGGTTGACTGGTATGCCTGGCTGTTGGGCAAGGCGGGCGCGATGGTCCACCAGACTTTGTCGACATTGCTCCAGCCGGACCCATTGGACAAAGCTGTAAAGTCGATGTGAACGTGCCATGATACGTTGTCCGAAGAGCCGCCGGAGAGGTTCCAGTTGACCGCTGTGAAATACAAGCGGCTGCTGCTGTTGTTGTCCGTCTGATAGAACGCGACGATGTTGCCGTCGGCACCGGGCGCGGCCGTGATCACCAACTGGTTCGGCAACACCACGGCGGCCGAGACCACGACGGGACCGTTCTGCACCCAGTTGATGGCGTTGATCTGCTGGGCAATGGACTGGAGGATCGACGCCGCGGTTGTCTGCGTCAGAGAGTCGGAAGCCGATCCATCAGAACTCGAAACCGCCACCGGCCCGGAGACCCCAGCTTTCAACGTGATGAAAATCTCGTTGCCGGAGGTGCCGCCCGTGGTGGCCGTGCAGTTCGGATCGGAGGCGTTGATCTGCCCGGCGATGTTGCTCGCGACGCCGGCGCTATTCAGCGAACCTTCCAGGCAAGAATACGTCGCCGACCCGATCGTGACCCAGTGGTTGTATGCGGCGTTGCCCTGCCACCACATGGCCTGATCGGTTGTCGGGTGGGCCGCCGAAATCGCGGGGCTGATGAAGGACTGGTTCTGATACCACAGCGTGACCTTGTCGCCGGGCTGCGGATTGTTCAGGTTGAGAACGTAGGTGGCCGAGGCGCCCGTTCGGCCAGTCGTATTACACGTGACCGTGATGCCAGGCGTGCCGATCCACTTCACATCGTTGTGGCCGACGCCGTTGATGGAGTAATCGAGCGTGTTCCAGTCGGTCCACGCGTTCTTGAGCGACTCCCAGGATTGAATGCCTTGCCACGTAACATCGAAGTCGAGCACGAGGCCCGTGAGATCGCCGTCTGGAAGATAGGAGAACAGCGGGTGCCCGAATGGATCGTCCTTCTGGAACAGGACCAGCACGACGAAATCCGCCATGTCGCGGAAAACGCCGGAGACGGTGAATCCAGTATCCGAGGCGCCCCACAGCGCGGCGGCTGCGCCGTAGTCGTCGAAGCCCTGCAGGTGCATCGTGCGATGCGGTTGCAGTTTGTAGATCGGGTCCATTGTTGAAGATTGCCCTTATGATCCGTGGAGAAGCAACAGAGGGCTTCGACGGATACTCTGGCGTAACTGCAGTCGCGTGAGGTCACTTCTACGCATCGCCGACTTGAACGAAGCCGCTGGCGCGCCGGACGCTACGCGTGGCCTGCGAGGGACGTGTTTTCCTGCCGTCGGGGCTGCACCGGGAGTCGCAGCGGTGACGGTGGGACTCGCTACGTCATTCCCTTATTGCATCTATAACTTACGGATTCCATGTTGCCGCCTCAATCACAAGACGCCGCTAATGCCAGGCTCTTCGCTGTGGTTGTGTTAAACTTCTTGCGATCCATCTACAGTTTTATGGCCAAGATTATCTGTCTGTTCAATCATAAAGGAGGCGTTAGCAAGACCACGACTGCTTTCAACCTGGGCTGGATGATGGCCCTCAAAGGCAAGCGCGTGATTCTGGCCGACTTTGACCCTCAGTGCAATCTGACAGGGATGGTCATGGGCTTCAAGAAGGTAGACGACCTCTCTGCAATCTATAGCAGCGCACCGCCCAACAACGTGAAGGACGGCCTTGCACCGGCGTTCGAATCGCAGCCGCGACAGATCGCGCCTGTAAAATGCGTTGAGGTTCAGGGCGTTGAGAATTTGTTTTTGCTGCCCGGTCACATCGAGCTTGCGGAGTATGAAACGACTCTCGGGATTGCGCAAGAACTCAGCGGATCGCTGCTGGCCCTACGCAATTTGCCCGGCTCTCTTCGTTTTCTGTTGGATGCAACAGCAGTTAAGTATGAGGCTGACTACATTCTCGTAGATATGAGTCCAAGCCTCGGACCGGTCAATCAGAACTTATTGACAACCTCGGATTTTTTCATTGTTCCGCTGCACCCAGATTATTTTTCGGCGATGGCGCTTAGCTCACTTGCCAAAGTCCTGCCGCGCTGGAAGGCTTGGGCTGAAACGGCATTCAGCATCGACGCTTTGGCGAACGCGGACTATCCCTTTCCACGGCCCCAGCCTATTTTCATCGGAGCCGTGATTCAGAAGTACAGGCCCCGCATGGGCAAGGCGAGTAAGGCCTTTCAAAATTGGATCGATCAATTGATCACGGGTCTGAAGAGTACGCTTCTGCCGGTGCTCGAAAAGTCAGGGATGGTCCGGGACAATCTATTTAAAGAACGATTGGGTCTTGAACCTTGGAATCCCATTTTGGAGGTGGCGGATTTCAATAGCATCATCGCGTTGTCGCAGGAGCATCAAGTCCCTGTGTATGCCCTGACTGCGGAGCACGCAGAACAGCAAGGCGCTGTCTGGGACCAAACGAAAAAGAGCATGGACGTCTTCTTTAAAGCCTTTGCCGAATGCGCAGAGAAGGTGTTCGCTCTAACGAATTGAAGCCCGCGTGACCCCTATCGCGCATTTTGAGGCACTCTGGACGCGGTGTAGCGAACTTTCCGCGCTACATGCGTATCTTGCAAACAACGTGACGGGCGCATTACATCCGGAAGAGATCTTGCGCGCGGAATGGGTCGCCAGAGTTGCCGCTCTGGATCTGTATGTTCACGAATTGACGGCACAGCGAATGGTCGCCATTTTTGAAGGGCGGCTTCCATCGACTGCAGCTTATCAGCGATTTGTGGTGTCGAACGAAACGCTTGATAGAATCCGGCAGGCGATAGTGGCCAATGTGCCATCCGCCATCATAGCTCCTGCCTCTGCCAGCGCTGCATTTGATCTGCATGTTCGAACGGATCTCGGCAGGAAGACTCTTCAGTGCCCAGACGATATCGCTGATGCGGTTAGGCTTTGTTCCGGCGTGGAATTGTGGAATGAGGTGGCTGCTCGCCTCGGAGCACCACCTGCCAAAAAAAACGATGCTGCCAAGAGCATAAAGAAAACTCTATCTCTCGTGGTCGAACGGCGCAACAAGATTGCCCATGAAGGCGACCTCCAGCCGCCGCCGCTGCGGGAGCCGTGGCCTATCAGCCAAGCCGACGTTGCCTTTGTTGCGCAACAGATAGAAAGCATCGTGCGAGCTATCGACGCCATTGTCTAGTTGACACTGGCAGATTTCACTTGGCCGTCTAACGGCCAAACCGGACCTGGCCGACTTCGAGCGGACAATCCAATCTGAAGCAGTTCGTTTGGAATCACGAGTAAATGAAGACCGAAAGGTTCGCGCCCGGAAACGCGGTGCCCACAGCCGTGATGCCGATGGAGACGGGCGTATTGGCCGGGATCTGCGACAGCGCGCTGATCTGCGAAGGCGTGGCGACCACAACGGTCTGGCCGGCGGCTATAGTCAGCGTCAGCCACGCGGTGCCGCCCACGTAAATCGTGAACGTGATCCCGGAGCCGGTGGGAGCCGCCTGCACGTAGGCCTTCACATCGCCCGCGGTGACCGGGCGATTCAGATACAAAGGTTGAGCTGCGTTGGACTCTATGCCCAGCGTGCCCTGCATCTGGAAAACGAGACCGGCGACCTTTGAGAGTCCTTCCGCGCCGAACACCCAGTCTTCGCGGATCGGAGCGTCGCCATCGGGCGATTCGTTGCCGTTCACGTCTACCGTGAAGCCGGCGATCACCAGCGCCGTGTCCACGAAGTTGCTGGTGGGCATGTTGATCATCGTCGCCGCCAGCGGGTCGCCGTTATCGATCGAGGTCGTGTCGCAGGAGTAGGGCCACGTCGGTTCCTCGATAATCCACACGTCGCCGGGATTGACGACCATCGGGAGGTCCCATGTGATGCTGGTCGCCGTGTTCGCGACGATCTTCCGCGGCGGCGTCCCACGCGAGACTCCCTGAATCACGCGGATCAGGTTGCCGATCTCCGCGCCGGGCGTCATGCCGTTCGGATTACCGTTGTTCTGGACGCCGGAATCCGCGATGGAAGTTGGAGTCGATGCGTTGGAAGCGTCGGCCTTGAACCTCACAATGAGGGCATCGCCCTCTTGGACGATACCGTTCGGATCTGGAGCGACGCCGATCGTGCCGGTGTTCTGATCCCACGAAGTCACCGTCGCGCTAAAACACGGCGTGGCGCCTTCCGGCCTGCCGACGATCGAGACGATGCGGCCAACCGGCGTCCACGATGGATTTGTGGATGGCGGCGCTCCCTGCAGAAATCCTGCGACCAGCGTGCCGGCGGACACGCTATCGATGATCCCGCCGAGGACCCCGCTGTGAATCAGTTGCTTGGCCTTCAGCCGGATCTTCTTCACGTACGGTGATGGCAGCGCAAACGTGGAACGCTGTAACGGTCCGGTGAAGGTAACCGATCCCGGCGTATAGGTCGTGCCGCCGCCGGTGGGCGTGAGCGCCCCGCTGGCGACCACGCCGCCGTAGGGGCTGAGTTGCTGCGCGCAAATGAGGTCGTCCTGTGCCGCCGCGAAGATAACGTAATTCTGTAGCCCCGCTACGGTGGGCCAGACGATATTGTCCAGCGTGATCGAGTACGTGGTGGTGTTGGCCGGCGTTGTTGTGGGCAACGGCACAATTGCGATGGCCATGGGCACCGACGGAAGGCCATTCGCGTCCAGAGCGCATAGCGAGAGGCGGATTGTAGTCCCTCCGATGAGCGATCCGCCGGTTGTGTTCACCGCGATGTTGCCCGCCACGGGTGCACCGACGCCGGGGCTGAACGCATTCGTCGGCAGCTTCCCGGCCACCACGAGATTCGCCAGTACGCTGCCGTCGGCCATCTGCGCGTAGGACTGGTTGGTGTCGAACGTCCATTCGCCCGGAAACAGCGCGTCGTCCGAGCGGGCCTGAATCTGATACGGCGCCCACGCCGGTCCCAGCGGGATCGGGTAGAAGAGCGCGGGCAGCGGAGCGGGCGCCAAGTCGAGCGGCTTCGGCCCGACGTCCAGATCGTACATGGACGCGGTCACCGTCTTGCCGGTAATCGTGACGCTCCAATCCTTGTGTAGCTTCCAGGACTGGATGCGGAAGTCGCCCGTGATGAACTGGAACGTCGCGTTCGCCGAGTCGGCCGGAGCCGGTGACACCACGAAGCCGGTGACCGTCTTGTAGTCCGAAGAAGTGAAGATCTGCGTCACAATGCTTTGGATACCGTTGATCAAAACCTCCTTGTTGACGATGAACCTGTCCAGAGGGTCGCCTGTCAGGTCGCCGCACTGGCCGGCGAGCACTGAACAGGTGCCCTTCATGCCGGGAACGTCGGGATGCGTGATCGACACCACCTGTCCGACTTCGTTGCCCAGGCCCAGCAGCGTGGTCTTCCAGGTGGCCGTCCTCCCGTTGCGCCACTCAGCCGGATTCACGCCGCCGATCTCCTCGCGCGTGCGCGTGGCCGCCAGGCGCAATGCCTGTGAGATTGTGGCGCATCCGACCAGATGCTGCCGGGCGGTCAATGGCGTGCCTGCGCGGCCAAAGTAGGCCGCGTGGGTTTTGTCCTGGTACTCGGCGGTGTTGGCTTGGTATTGATATGCCTGATCGGCGAAGTCGATAATCAGGTGCTCGAACGAAGCCTCGATGGGTTCGAGGCGCAGGCTCTGGAACAACATGTTGCCGAGCGTGAAGGCATCGACGGCGGAAGCGTTAATCCGGCAGCCGAGCTTCAGTTTCCCGAACTCCCATGTGAAGTAGCCGAGGCCGCAGGCCACAATCTCGGTGAGCCAGTCGCGAAACGGCTTCTGCTGCGCCAGAACGCCTTGGAATCGGAACTGCTTCTCGTTGCCTGGGCCCACGACCGGCATTACCAGCGTGTCCGCGATCTCAGCCGCGCCGCTGCTGTCGCCCACAACGAGCGATGACAGTACGAACTTGCTCAGTTGCGCCGCCGAATCGGCGCCAGCCAGGCCGAGCGCGCGCAGGAGGCTGTTGACCGCAATCCAAAAGGGATTCGTCAGGCCCGTCACGGCGGTGCGGTTACCGTTCTGGTCCCAGGTCCATCCGGTGAGGCCCTGCGAGATCGGCACCTGCATTTGGTGCTGCTCGGCTGTGCTGGGCTGGATGCCGGACTGGTCGCTGCGCCGGATCTCGACGAACGCCGTGCCCGCCGCCATCTCCGGAGCCCACGAGGGGCTCCAAGCCTGGCTCTGGCTGAGCGCGAAGAAGTCGTGGGACGGAGTGACCGGGTCTATACCGAATACCTCGCGCAAACCCATCGTGGGGTCGTCCGAGATCACGTTGAGCGCGCCGTCCACCTTGAAGCCGTGAGGGGGCTGGCCATCGAGCAGGGGCGCGATGATGTAGCGGTAGCCGTCGGCATTCTGGTACACGAGCATGCCCGTGTACGCGCCAATGGGTCCGGCGCCCACGATGCCGAGCGCGTCGTAGAAGTCGCCTTCGTCGCGGCCGGCCGCGATCATGCAGTTCACCCAAAATGCCTTGCCCGGATCGCCGTCGTCGTTGCACCAGATCTCCTGAAGCGCGTTGCCCCAAATCGCGTCGGAGATAATCGAAGTCGCCGTAACCGTGCTGCGCCCGAATCCCCACAGTCCCGTCGAGTTGTCCTTGACGGCCACGCCCTGTGGTTTGGCGGGATGGCCGCCGAAGTACGGCGTCATGCCGTGCGCCACGCAGCCGTTGGCCGAGTCGAAGTAGTAATCGCAGGAGTTCGGGTCGCCGCCGCTGCCTTGCGTTGCATACGGGCAGTTGACGCCGTCGTTGAACGTCTTCCAGCACTGCCGCGAGATGGTCTTGGAGGGATACGCCTGCGTGATCTGGTAGAGCCCGTCGCTGCACTGCACGGTAAAGTGCGGGCTTCCGTCGGCGACGAAGCTGATGATGAATCCCGACCACAACTGGAGCAGGATGCCGGAGTTGACATGGAACAGCGACAGATCGATCTGCGCGTACTTCAGATCGGTGTCGTTCGCCAGCTGCGTCATGACGCGGTCGGCATTGCCAAAGGTGAACTGGACGTTGTCCGCGGTGCCTTTGATGTCCTGGGAGATCAGAACATCCGAGCCTGGCTCGCCGATGCCGATCAGGCGCGGCAGATAGAGCTGCTCGCCCACCGTGACGCGGCGATCGGAGAGATAGATGTCCGTAACTGGGGATTCACGCACGCGGATATGGATCAGCGGAACGATCTGCTGTACCTCGGAAAGCAGCGCCGTAGACAGTGCGTTCGAGGGGAACCGCAAACAGGTCGAGTTGACGGTGTAGCTGGGCGATTGAGTTGGATCAACGACCTCGATGAGATTCAATCCGACCTGGACGGCGTTGCGGAGGTATTCGAACGAAATCGGCGCCTGCTCGAACGTCACCAGCACACTGGTCGTGCTTCCGTCGGGGTTGGGGACGGTGTAGGTGAACGCCTTCCACGGCCCCTGCATGGACTCCCAGAAGTCTCTAAGCTGCTTGGACTCTGTCCAGTTGAGGTTCGGCCGCTTGAACTGGAACTTGCGCGGGCCGACCCCGACGTAATACCGCTGCTCCTGCTCGGCGTCGAGGCTGCCGACACGGTGCACGATCACCGGGCGCTCGGCGGAGAAGCCGAACGGGTACTGCGTCGTAAGCGGAAGTGTCTGACCGGAATTGATCACCGTGGGGACGGTGATGCGGCCGATGGTGTCGGGCATAACTTTTCTACGAGGGTGTACGCCGCTTGATCTTCCAGCCGCCGTATAGGCATGTGGACGGTCAAAGAAGTCTTCGTTTCTTTCCTGGTATAAACTGCCAATTGCCGCCGTTTGTTATACTCCCGGAAAGCGTCATTGCCTTGATGCTGCAAACTCCGGCCCGAGGCTGTCGAGCCGTCCGTATCAAAGGAGATCGAATGGCACTTCGGTTTACCATTCCATTACTAGCCGCTGTGGTGCTCGCCGGGTGTGCGAAACAACAGCCGCCTACGACTGTGTCTCTTAGAGATGATGCACACCTGTTCGACAAGAAACGGACCCCGCGTCTGCTAAATCAACTGAACACTCTCAGCAATGAAAAGCAGATCGCCATTGTGCTTCGGACAATTCCCGAATCGAAAGTTCCCGCGATAGCGTTGTCGTCGTACTTCGACCAGGTCTTTGAAACCGATCCAGAATGGCTCCCTATTGCAACGCATGCGAGTTGGTGGCAATTTGGACGGAAGACAAATCCGCCAGAGAATGGCCTCGAGGTGATCGTCCTTCGGAAGCCGTCCTTCCTGGCATGGCGTTTTGGTAAAGAGGCACGCTGGCGGGCCTTCGTTTCGGGAGTGATGATCAGTAATTCAACTTTGCAGATGCAACGGCGAGCCCAAACAGGTGATGTCCAAGGTGCTCTTGATGCTTTGCTTCAAGACTTCCACAAGGATCTACCCGCGCCGAAAGATCTTTCGCGTCTCCAACGGTTCGCGGTTTCAGAATACGCACCCGAAGTGCAAGAGTTCATCAATTCAGCCACTGTGAACGGTTGGGAGTGGTACAACAGATACGCGCTTCGGCCAGTATTACAACTTCAGTTTTCGTTGAGCAAGTATGTCTGGCCCCAACAAGCCCAGCTGCTTGCTGTCGTGGCCAGCCTACTCGCCGCACAAGTCGTCCTTTGGGTGTTCCGGAAAGTGCTTAATGTGCATTGGGCCGGCAAGTTTGTTGCTGTTGCGGTGAGCATCGCTGTGGAAGCATTGGCAATCACACCTTCGATTGGCTCCTTACTGCTTCTCGCGCACGGTCGGCTAGAAGACCAGATGTTTGTCGGGGCGTTGCTGGATCAAAGCGATTCGAAAGTAAGCCAATTTCTCAATTCGGGCAGCGCGCTCAATTTTGTGGGGCAAACCGGCATTTGGATCGCGCTGCTTTTGGCAATCGCGGGCGTGATCTCAAGCTTCGTTAATTCCTTTTTTATTTTTTATGCGTCGAGCTTCCCTAATGAGGTCCAAAAGCGGATGTATGACTCGCTGGATCCGGCTGAAACGGCGTTTCTCTACTTGACCGGGTATGACGAGGATGCAAATGTTGAGAACCTCGGCGAAAAGCCAGATCCCTATACCGAGGTAGCGGGTGGGCTTTTCATAAAGATGGTGAAGGGCTATTTTGGTCGAATCGTTGTTTTCGCGATCATGCCACTGGGGGCTTCCCTCGTTCTTGCGAAACGTAGCATTGTGAGCGTTGTAATGAATGCGTGGCCGCTATATAAGACTTACAAGTTATGCAAAGAAATTGATCGGACAGCCGCTTCATCCGCCGAGTCATCCGCCAAAGCTGACGCTCGTGGGGCGTAGCGATTGCATCGACTTACCGGAGAGATCCCGCTATGTACCCGCTGCCTGAGGTTCCAATGGAAAGGCATGTTGCGCAGTGTAACCATAGGAGACCATCTACGCCACCTCCACGAGTTCCAGTGCCTGTACGTTCGTCCGTGCGATGTCCGTGGCCTGCGCCCAGTTGCCGCGAAACACCACCGTCACGCGGCCCTGCGTGTTGTTGCCGGTCGGATCGTGGTTGCTGCCGATTTGCTGGCCGGTCGCCACGTCGAACGGATTGTAGAAGGCAAACGGGGTCAGACCGCCATTCTGAGAGACCCAGAAGCTGTACAGCGCCGCGAGTGCTGACGCACTCAGGCGCTTGCTGAGCCGGAACGTCCGGCGCGAGGTCTGCGCGAGTTGCGACCGCTGGATCGTGCCGCCGTGATACTCGTTCTGGAGTTGAGCGTACTCGCGCAGCTCCGTAAACGCGGTGCACAGCGAGGCGGGCATCACCCCACTGGGCGCGGCGTTCTGAATGTTTCCAGGCATGAGCGGCAGCGCGGGCTAGAACGGGACCGATTCGCTGACGATGAACCCCAACAGGTACAGATCGCCCGTGAAGTTCGTCGAACCGCCGGAGTACGTCACGCGCCGCACGCGGACCATGAATCCGCCCGTGCTGCTGATCTGATTGAGGCAGCTCGACGCAGCCAGCGTGCTGATCGAGACATTCGTGGCGTTGAGCGAGAACACGCGATTGTCGCCAAAGAAGCTCAGGTTCACGGGGTTGTCCTGAGCCGTGACGATGTTGGTCCACGTCGGGCTCGCGATCGATGGCAGCGTATTTCCCGAACACGAGAAGTCCCCGGTCATCGCGATGTGAACCGTCCCGCTTTGGCCACCGGTGTTTCTGAGAAAGAAGACCGGCGCGATGCCGAACGAATGATTGGTAGGAGCGCCCACACTGAGGGCACCCGCTCGATCGGAGACCGCGTAGATTCCGTCCACCGGCAGAAGAAGTCCGCCCTCGGCCACGCCCGTCGAGTTGTTGCACAGCGTCGTCGCCGCCGCATCCGTGCTCACGAGCTGTAAAGGTGACGATCCGTTGCAGGCCACGGCCTTGTAATACTGGGACCTATTATAGAACGTCGGGATGTTCTGCTGAATGTTCGTGGTGCTCGCGCCGTTGGTCGTTCTGAACATGCTTGCCGTAGTCAGCGCATTCCACATCGCGGAGCCACTCGGTGTCGCACCGCTCCCATCCAGCCCAACAAGATAGATCGCGCTCGCGCCGTTGTGAAACGTGTAATCGGACTCCTCGTTGAAATGCGTATACACGCCATACACGGGACCGTAGAGGGCCACGTAGGAGTTGTTCGACATCGCGCCTCCGGCCCCGTTTCGCCGGAACGTGTTCGCAGTGATGAACCAAATGGCACCATTGGCACTCGCGGCGTCCGAGACCACAGCCCCCGCTCCGTTCAGCTCGAACGTATTGCTTACGATGTGGATGGAGGTCGCGAGTCTGTCAAAGTTGTTGATGTCGAACGCGGTGCTGTTGATGTAATAGATCGCGGCATCGTGGGCGTTCGAGAAGCGGTTGTTATAGATGTTCACCAGCGCGCTGTTGGTGACGTTCAGCAGGTAGGACGTCGACGACTGATTTGTGCGGTTGCCGTCGAAATCCACGCCAGCGAGCCCGCAGAAATTGCACCCGCTAAAAAGGATGAGGTCGTCGTTGAGTCCATTCGCGGCCACGATTTTGCTGGCCCGATTCATCCCGGCGATAAAGACGCGTTCCGTGCTCACCGTCAGCTTCGCGGAAAACGTGTACGTGCGATCGCTCAGCTCGACCACGCCGCCCGAGGAAAGCTGCGCGACGGCTCCGCCGATGCAGGTCTGGTCATAGACTCCGGACGTCGTGCACCAGTCATCCGCTTGAATCGTGTTTCCCTTGACCCTTGTGGAGTTGAGCTGATTCTGGATGTCACTCGTGACATTGGCTAGGTAACCGAAAGCCGTGTTGCCGACTGCTCCGTTCCCGATGCTGGTGGCCGGAATTCCCGCCGGGAGTTGCCCGACCGAGGCCGTGCCCGCAAGCTGGTTGAAGTTGTAGTCGTTCATCGCGGGCGAGACTGAGCCGGTCCTTCCGTTAAAGGACCCGACGCCGCTGGCCGGCGGATTACACCAACTGGCGGCACCGGCGTCGTCGCAGATCATTTGCCCATTTGTCGCGCCCTGCGCGGAGAGCTGCGAGAGCGCGACCGTCGTCGTCGGGCCGGGCGTGTAAAGCGTCGTGACCTGCGCAATCGTACAAGTCCCGGACGGGCACTGAGACGACGGCAGTGTCGGCACCGACCACACGCTGGTCGCGGCCAACCCGTTCGAAACCGTACTAACTCGATACGCGGAGGCCGGGCTCGCGTGATCGGTTGGCGCAAGCTGAATGTTTACGACGCCATTCCTGATCGGAAATGTACGCGTTCCATGGGCGATCGGAATGCCGCTGACCGAGAAAGCCGCATTGGTCACGATAATACTGCCGTTCATCAGCGAACCGTCGAGGTTGTAGAGCGTGTCTTGGATCGTGGTCAGAACCGGCTGCCCGGCACACCGCGTGGCGCAGGCAAGCCAAAGCACAGCACAGGCAATAAAGATAAGCAGTCTCCGCATAGATCACATCCTTGTTGTCGGGAATAACGAAACGGGATGTCTTTAACTGATGACCAAGCCCGGTTGCTGGATCACGGCCGAATTCTGCAACCGTCCGTTGCTGCCGGCCGCAGCGCTCGACCATTGCGCCTGGACGAACTCCGGCGTCACGACCTGGCCGGCCACGAACTGCGCGGCGCCCTGTCCCTGTACGTTGACCTGCAGCGTCATGGGGCCGGGAGTAGGATACGTTCCAGTCGAGTAGCCGCCGAGCACCGGCAGGTTGCTCTGGAAAGTGTACGGCGTTCCGTTCACGTAGGTCGCCTGCTGGTAGAGCCTGCCGCCCATCTCCGTGAGGCCGGCAGACTGCGGTGTCGTGGCCGACAACGGCATCTTTTGGCCGGTGGCTTCCGAGTACAGCATCACGAGTTGACGGACGCTGGGGGAGCGCACAGCCACCGCCATATCGCCGCCGAACTGCGACTGCGCGATCTGCACCACCTGTTTGATCGTGCCGCTGTTCTGCGGGATGTCCACACCATAGATGCTCTTGATGTCGTCGTGGGCTTTCTTCTGGGGAGACTTGATGCCGAGGAGCTTCTCGACCGTCCCGGCAGTGAAGCCCGCAGCCGCTCCGATCGCGGCTCCCCACGGGCCGCCGATCTGCTCGCCGATCAGTGCGCCTCCGGCGGTATCTTCAAGAGCACCGGTCCACGTCCCGCGATTCGAGCCGAACAGACCGCTGGTCGCGAGCATCATGCCGGCGGCACCGGCGGCGGGCGACTTCGCGACGCCCTGCACGCCGCCCCAGAAGTTGCTGTCAGAAGCGTTCCAGGCGTCCTGGTTCCAGAATGTGCCTTTTAGGTTGGAGAGCGCCTTCGAGAAGCCGTCCTTGGAGAACATCCCGTAAATACCGGATGTGCCGCTCTTAGAGCCGGAACTAAGAATCGTTCCGAGAGGCCCCATGCCGCCACCAGCGTAGGTGCTCATCGGAAGATTCATCAGATCGCCTACGCTCGGAGCTGCGGCCGGAGCCGCACCGGTGGTAACACTTGTCCCTGGGAGCGATGCGCCTTCGCTAGGTCCCGACGAGGTCGGCACGCTCACGCTGACGGACCCGGATACCGGTGCGGGCACCGAAATCGACGGCATGGAGATACTCGGTACGCCGGAGGTTCCACCAGACACGTGCGGAGCCGCCATCCCCATGCCAGCGGCAAGGATCGCGGTCAAACTGGCCATCACAGCGCTGTTCTGCATAGTTGCCGACGTGTTCATGTCCGTCGATACGCGAACCGGATCCTTCGATGTGCCGCCGCGCAACAGGCCGTTGATGCCACCATGCCCGTCCGACCCGTAGACGATGGGGTGCAGCACATTCGCCACCGCGCCGCCCAGCGTTTCGGCTATGGGCTTTAGCACCGCGGAGTGGATCGTATTCAGGAGGTCCTTTCCGAAGTTCGCGGGTTTAGTGAACAAGACGTCGATCAGCTTCTCGGCCTGTTTCTGCAAACCGTCAATCTGCGATTGCAACTCCTGTTCGCGCTTCTGTTGGATCTGCGCCTGCTTTTCGTCAAACTGATCCTGGGCCTGGGCAATTTCAGTGAACAGATCCTTCTGCGCCTGCGCCGCCAGAACAGAACGCTTCGCCGCGTTTTCTTCTTTCGATATCCGCTCTGCTTCGATGTTCGCCAACTGGACCGCGAGATTGAGGCGGGTCTCGTAAGCTTGCTGCGCCACTTCCTCGTCGCTCCCGCCGGCCAGCTCTGCCATGCGTGCCGACCGCGACGCGCGCCGCCGCAGTTCCTCGCGCTGCGCCTGAACTCCAATGTCTTCGATCCGTTCCTGCGCGGCGAAACCCTCTTCCCACTCCTTCATCTGCTCCTTGGATGGCCCCATGAGCGCGAGCATCTTTTTCTGCTGGTCAGCGCGGCGCTTCTCGTCGTACTTCTCAAACTCCTCCCACGCCTTCTTCGACAGCACCGCGACTTGTTCGTCGGCGGCCTTGCGGACGGCCGCAATCTCGAATTCTGAAGCCTTCACCTTCTCTGCCTGCTTAAGAAGCTGGTCGCGTTGATAGTAGATTTTGCCGGTCGCGTCCAGTTCGGCTTCATCGCCCTTCTTCTCAAACTCAGCCGCCTGGCGACGGAAATCCTTCAGTTGTTCCTCGCCTTTTGTCACCGCATCCAGTGCCGCCTTGCGGCTCGCCTCAGTTGCCTGCGCGCCCCGGAGCTGCTTGCCCAGATCGAGCGCGTCGGCCTTGGTGAGTGGCTTGTCCGGTTCGAGCAATTGCTTCTGCAAGCGCTCGACATCCTTCTTGGCATCGGAGTACGCCCGCTCCATGCCATCGTGCGTCCCGAAGAACCGGGCGCGAAGCCGTTCCGTCTCTGCCTTGCCGGCCTGCAGATCACTTCGCTTGGTCGTCACCTCGGCATCCTCCAGCATCTTCTGCAACTGCTGGACCTGGCCTTGGATGTCCTCTGCGCGTTTGGATCGGGCCTCCTCATCGCGCGTGGGAGCCACCGTTTGGAGAATGCCGAAACCACCCGTCAGTCGTTCTTGTTCAGCCCGCAAATCCTCGATGCGCTTCAATGTGGCATCGCGATTCTTCATGATGTCCGGCGCCTGCCGTTCCATGTCAGCGATCTCTTTGCGGTGGCCGCTAATCGACACGCTCGCGCCATAACCGCCCGCCGCCTTGATCTGAGCGGCATCCTGAAGCGCCTGGATCTCTTCGCGGTGTTGGCGTTCATCATCGCCGACAGTCCCGATGTTGTTAAGGAACCAGTCGACACCCTTCCCGACCCAGGTGACGGTGACGACGAGCCCTTCTTTGAATTTGCGGACCAGCGCGTCCCACTTGGTTTCGAGAACGGTCACTTCGCGCTGGTATTCCTGGAACCGGTGCACGTCATCCTCGGTCGGCCCGAAACCCTGCTCATGGGCGACTCGCAGGTTCTCATTGAGCTCCGTCATGAACGGAATCGCCTCCACCCCCACCTTCTTGAACAGGTCCATGGCGGCGGCGTCCCGCTGAAGTCCTGCCGGAAGTTTGTTCAAACCTTCGGAGATTTCAATCAGAATCTCGGAGGTGGGTTTCATCTCTCCGGTGGCGGTGTGAAAATCGATTCCCATCCCGCGCAAGGTGGCCCGCGCCTTTTCGCCTTCCGTGGAATTGTCATCTGCCGCCCGCGACAGCCCTTTCATGAGCTTCTCGACGATCGATATGTCCTGCCCGACCGCGCGTGAGGCGAAGCCGAACTGCCCGACTTCTTTCGCGGTCAACCCGGTGCGCAGTTCCGCGTCCTTCACGCGGGTGCCATACTCGCCGAGACTCTTAGCTGCCTCGAACGCGGCCGCAGCAATACCGCCGAGGACGGCAGCGCCGGTCGCGACGGCCACACCGAACGGACCCAGAGCGGAAAGCACGGACGACAGCGCGCCCTTCGCCCCTTGGAGTGGATTCTCCATGGATTGGCTGACACGCTCGCCGAACGCTTTGATGGACTCGGATTGCTTCCGCAAGGCTTCTTCGGCTTCCTTGGCCGCCTTGACTGCGACCGCTTCGCGCGCGACCCTCTCCTCAGCCGCGATCATCTTTTCGTAGGACTTAGTGATTGCGTCGATGGCCTGCGGCTCCCGGTTGTACCGCTGCAACAGTTGATCGCGCTGCGTGATCAACCGCTCGACGCCGGACTTACCATAGGTGTCGGCCTGCTTTTCGAGCGACGAAATCAGCCGCTGGACACTGGTGCGGGTCTGATCCGAAATCCGGATCACGTTTCCGTGGGTATTCGTCGCCTTGTTCTCGAACCCATCGAGCGCGGCGTTGGCCCTCCCGACCGATTCGAGTACCGGTGTATCCTCGGCTTCGAGGATTACCCGTTCTGCCTGGTCTGCCATTTCACGCTGCCTTGGTCATCACGAACGGACGCGCCTGAAACGCTGCGTGCACGGCCTGGCGGTCGCGCGGTGACACACCCCACTGGGCTTCACGCCGGTTGTTGAAGGCGGCGATCTGCGAGGCTGTCATGCGCCGGCCAGGAAACGTTTCGTCGAGAAACCCGATCGCCGCGCGATTCTCATTCGCGGTCAGGACCTTCAGGCACCGCAAGGTGTGCCCGCTCCAGGTCCAATCTCGAATAGGCTTCAGGCCGCGCGCGGATTTGTAGTCAGGATATCCGCGGCGTCCCGCGTGGCCGGGTTTGAGCGGAGCGGCCGCCTGGTCATAGATGTTCTGCCCGCTCTGGATGCGCGCCCGAATCGAATCCGCCAGCACCTGCCCGAAGCCCTGCATCTCGGTCGCGATGTAGGGCGAATAGACGAAGCGAGCGCGCTTGATAACGGTTTGGAATCTGGCCATGGTTACCTTCGGCGGGGCAGTAGGCGGAGCAGCAACAACGAAAAGCTCCATAACGGGTCAGTTTCTGGAATGGGCGTTAACCGTACAGTTGACGTGACGCGGACTTCACGGGAGCAATTGTCGAGCCCGCCGTATCCTGGGATCACTTGTCCGATACGCGACTATTCGCCCATTTGACTCGGCACCACCTGCCAGTCAATCGTCCGCAACCAATGATAAAGTGGCAGGCTCAACTGGGGCGCTTCCACCACGACAATTCTTGAGGGGATACGGATGTATCCTAGTGTCGAGGTGGGTCATGACACTCATTCCATCCCGAGAGCAGTGGCGTAAATGGTCACTGATTAGCAGGGCATCATACGTGGGTGCTGTCGTCGGAGTTCTTGCTCTCATCCTGACTATCGCGCTCCCGTATTGGAGCAACAATAATGGGGGTTCTTATTCCAAGGTCAACGTTAGACAGACTTCGAGTGGTCCACAGAGCCCGAATGTCATCGGCATCGGTGGCGATGCAACAGTCACCTACGGGAGTAACGCTGCCGAAAGTCCTAAGCTGCCGCAAGAAAAGAAATGAACGTAGTCATATTAATGGTGTTAGGCGTCTACGGTTTTGCACAGGTTCCGCCTGGAAAGCAGCCCGCAGCAATTCAGACTTCAAATGGCGCTTCGAGTCCGAATATTTCGGTTGTCAATGGCAATGTGACGGTTCAGTACGGCGTTGACGCCAAAGCGTTTGAAACTGCCGTTCGTAGGCAGATCACAATCGAAGAGGCGTTGGCCAGAGTCAAGGCCGAGCGGGACTCAATTCAAAAACAACTCGCGACGGAGAAGCAACTATCGACGCAGGAAAGATTGCGCCTTGAGAACACGCTGATCGAAAAACAATCCGACCTCGGGCTCAAAACAGCGGAGCTCCTCGAAGTCAATGCGCTGAATCATCAACTCGCAGAAGCACTAAAACTCTCTGATCAATCCCAAGCCGCGACATTGCTCCGGTTGCGAGACGAAGAGCGACGAGCAACGGCTCTTGAACTCACGGCAGCAGCGGCATCTTTGGATGCAAACCCTGCTGAGTATCGCCGGGCTGTGGCACTCAGCCTCCAGGCCATCAGTAAGGACTTTTCGTACACCACAGCGTCTGCTGCACTTAACAAACTCCTCTCGCTCCCTGGGCCGCCCGTGGGTGACGACGCTTACGCCTGGTTCAGCGCAGATGGCGCGAAGATTGTTGCGGTGACGCGGGCACATAGACTGCATCTCTGGGATGTCACCTCGGGGCGCCTGTTGCGATCAGCAGAAGGGAACGCCCCGCTTGAACCCAATGCAGGCTCCCTCAAGGCCCCAGGCAGCGATGTGATAGTGACATTCACTCTTTCAGGTGAAGTCACCGTATGGTCGGCATCCACGCTGGAATCCCTTACCGTATTGCAAGTCCCAGGTATATCAAAGAATGGCACTTGGAAAAAGGCTATCTCGGGTGATGGGTCGGTCCTAGTCGAGACTTTTCAGCCTTCTTTTTCCGATATTCCGACTCCTATCAATACTTGGGATCTGAAGACTGGGCGCAAAGTGGGAACTCTGCTACCTCGCGCCGGCGGTCTATTGCAATATCTCGCTATCTCAGAGCATGGAACGATGGTCGCGAGTGTGGTTGAATCCAAATTGCTGCGCAGCACGGTGACGGTGTGGAAGGTCGGAACCTCCAAACCGTTTCGCTCGTATTCGACGAGCGGAGTCGACCACGTACTGGGTGGCTCTGGCGATCAGATCTTTGGTATCGTTCGCGGTGAGGACGGTAAGGAAATCTGGGATCTGACCACAGGCAAACGGATTCAGGCTATCGAATTGCCAGATACTGCGGTCGCTGAAGAGTATCACATTGGTTTGATCTACCCCAACTTCCTGGCGAGTGTTTCTACCAATGGAGTCTGGCTGCGTAGAGTTGGGGACAATCGTGATCTATTTCACCTACCGGTCGCGCCCAGTAGCCTCGGTATTGATCCTACGGGTCGGTTTGCTGTCATCTCGTTCGGGCCTAGAACGGTGCTGGTGAACCTTGGGTCACAAGAATTCTATGACTTAGACGGCGATGCCGTTTTCAGTCCACACTTTTCTCCTTCTGGGGATCTGGTCGTTGGATCAACAAAGACCGGGCTTACGGCATGGAGAACGGCAGATACTGCTCCCATTTGGAATAGACGATTTCGGCACTCTAACTTTAGCTCCGCGTTTGCTCATCAAGGCTCGGTGGCCCAAGTCCAAGCGTCATTGCCTTTCACTACTTGGGATCTTGAGTATGCAGGCCAGTGGACGGTTTTGCGGAGCGAAAGCAATAAAGAGTTCCGTTCAGCGACATTTTCAAGCGATGGACGATTCATCCTTCAATGTGACTTTCGTAGCTCATGCCAAGTAAGCGACTACCGGAGCATGACGGTTGTTGGAACATACAATGGGATCAATTCGTCGGGTAACTATTCATTTGTCGCTGATGATGGACGTAGGATTTTGTTAATAGTGTCGAGCGGGGCTGCAAATGATCCACCAGAACTAATGATCTTGACCGATTCCGCACTCTCCCCCAAAACGGTCTTGCCGCTGCGTAGCAGTCTGGCAGCGATTGCGGCAACTGGCGACTTCCGTTTTGTTGCGATTGCGTATGGCGATGGCACTCTCGAGTTGATCAATTGTGTAACAGGAGCGCGGGACTCCATATTAGGCACCAGGGCGAAGATCTCCACGCTGGACATCTCCGCCGATGGCAAGCTACTGGCAGGTGGTGCGGAAGATGGCAGCATAGAGCTCTGGGATATGCCGGCTCGAACGATGCGACGCGCGTTTCAATTGCCGAAACCGATTAACCTCGTACGTCTCTCACGTGAAGGACGCATCCTTGCAGTCGGAGCAGGACCTCAGGACGGGATTAGCCGCGGGATTGTAAAGTTGTGGGACACGGAACAATCCGAGCCGATCATAGAATTTCCAATGTTCAGTTCTGTCAGGGCTCTCGGCTTTTCTGAAGATGAGCGATCGATAATGGCGGATGACGGGCAAGGCCCAGTTCAGGCTCCATTTTCACGCGAGTCGCTGGGTAGAGCTTTGTGTGGATTGCTGGTTCCTGCGCCCAATTCTGGATTTGCGCAAGATGCGGAAGCCTTAGTTAAAGACATCTGTACGACTTTTGGGCCAAAGTAACGGCGATTCTGTTCCGCTGGTCCCATCCTTAATCTGCTCCTGGCGCTTAGCTTCGATCAACTCCAGCACCCGGTACTCCTCCTCCGTGATATCCGCGAGCGTGATCGTCAGCCCGATATTCTTAGCATTGAGAATGCGGAAGCACCGCCGAACCAGAGCGCCGTTCGGCGTGTCCATCGCCTCTTCGAGCAGATTCTTCGGACAGCTTGGCCCGTGGCTGACGTCGATGGCCTTCCAATCTGCACCACAGGTGGGGCAGCCGTCCAACTCCGTGTGTGCCGAGTAGCCGCACTTTCGGCAGCGGAAGATGCGGTCCAGACACTCTTCTTCACGCCCGCACAACGTCCATTGGTGCAGCACCGACCGGATTAGGAAGCGGACGCCCGGCTCTTCCGGCCAGTCGCCGGGCGCGGCTATTCCGGGTCTTCGTCGGCCTCGATGCCCAGTTGTGCGATGACCTCGGAGACCGCCGCCGACTTGTGTACGATCGGGACCGCGCCGGCATAGCCAGCGTGTGAAATGTGCAGCTTGTCGTAGAGCGCGCCGCTCGGCTCCAGGAAGGCCCGCGTCTCGACCGAGCGCCGCGCGGCGACCACGCTGGTCGAACCACGTTCGTGGTCCTGCATCTCCTTGGCGGTCGGCATGCGCAGCACGTGAACCACGCGCGCGCCGGGAACCTTCATCTCGATTCGGTAGTTGATACCTTCGCGCTCGACATTGGCCACAGTGCATCGCTCGATGCGGCCAATCACCATCCCAGCCTCAGCGTCATCGAACTCCGGGCCGTCTTTGTCGGTGCGGATCTTGGCGAAGAGTTCCGCGTTGATCTTCGGTAGCTCAACATCCTCGCTCTGCGACTTCCCGCGACCGAGGAAGCGTCGCACCGTGCGCTGTGCCCGTGCCCATGCGCACCACTCCTCATCCGTTGGGAAGCGCACTTCGCAGCTCTTCTCCCCGCCCGACAGGATCGGCACTACGAACGGCTTCGTTGCGTCGAAGCCCACTCTCTTTTCAGCTTCCATATATGAACTCCTATTGGCAGATGGCCTGTAGCGGCGTGATGAGCGTCATCGTCACCAGCCCGTTGGTGGCGTCGTAGAGTTGAACGCCGGTGATCTGGAGCGTCACGATGCCGTCCGTGTTTCCCAGTTCGGCGACGCTGAACCCCATCTTCTGGATGAGCATCGTGAACGAATTGTTGGCATCGCGCGCCATGGTGAACGTGGCCGTTCCGGTACTCAGGTTGATCAGGTTCGAATACTCGGTCGATCCGGACTGGACGCGCACCACGAACTGCACCGCGAAGGTGCGGTCGCCCCACTCGAAGCGTCCCTGGATCTGGTAGCCATCCTGAGATCCTGAGCCGGGGAAGAAGCCGGGACGGAAGTTGTTTTCCCACGATGCGTCCATCGATACGAACTGCTTCGCACTGCCGCCCGAAAGGTAGTTGATCCCGTTGAAGGTCAACGCGGTAATCATCCCCGCATTGAATTCATGCGGCGTCGAGACCGCCGGCAGCGTGATGCCGCTGGGCGAGGTGTACTGTCCGGTGGTCACACATTCCACCGAGCACATCGCGCTGGCGCGGCCGGGGCTGTTCTTGATCGAAAGCTTCCAGCCCTTGACGGCGCAGCCCACCAGCATTTCATCGAGAACCGCCGAGCCGCCGGGCCGGATCTGCTGCACGAACGAGAAGTACGGCAACTCGAGGCCGGTCGCGTTCGTGGCTCCCAGCGCGGGAACGATGACGTACGTGTACGGGCCGCTGCCGGTCATGACGACATTGCCCAGGGAGAACGCCATCGCCCAAGTGAGAAACTCCGACGAAGCGTACTTCGAAAGCTCGAACGTCGGCATGTTGTAATGCGACCTGAAAAGCTGTGTCGGGAACTCGTGACCCTTGCCGATTTCAGCGCGGTCGTCCTCGTTCACCGGGACCTTCGCCCACGGCTTGGTATTGAGATTGGTCTGACGCCAGATCGCCGTCGACGCGTTGGCCGTCCCGATGGCGCTCTGCTTGCCGAAGCCCCAGCCCTCCATCAACTCGTTGATGTTTGCCATGCTACTTTTCCTCCTCAGCCGGAACTGCCGGCTTCTGGCTTGCCGCCGGTGCGGGAACCTGGTGCCACCCGGCGACCATGAGCGGCGTAAGCGCTGCGGCCGTCGCCTCGACTTCCTTTACTTCGCCCGCAGGCGATCGCATGTAAACCGAATCCATAACGTTCTCCTCATTCCCCGCCGGGATTGCCTTGCTCCACCAGCGTTGCTTGCACCTCGAAGTAGTCGAGCGTGGCTCCGTCCGCGCTCACCACCACCGTATTTCGCTGCGCGGACGGAAGATCCAAGTCCATCGGGTAGCAGTCGGGATCGATCTGGAAATGCAGAAGCGACGACCACGATGGAGCGCCCGTTGGTATTGCGCTCACCAGCAGCCAGAACAGATCGGCATACGTGCCGCCGGAATCCTGTTCCGCTGCACGAACGTAAAGCGAGAAGCGATGCGCGAAGTGCAGCGCACCGCCCGAGAGGCGCCGCGGCGTGGTGCCGTTCCACGCGACCAGGATCGAGCCGGGCGGCATCTTAAGGATGGCCAGCCGCAGATTGTTGTCGGTGGCCAGCCCTTCGAGAAAAGCCCGGACGTTGTCGCTGTCGCCGCCGATCGCAGTGACCAAGTCCGCGCAGGACTGGAGCGCGGCCACCCACTCGCCGAGGATTGTGTTGGGATTGATCATGACGAGCGCTGAAGAAGTGTCAAAGCGATCATTCCGTAAGCATCGGGTTGGCGCAGGGTCGTTACGACGTACTGCGCGCCCCAGGCCGTCACCCAATCACCCTTTGCTGGCGGGATCTGAAAGTCCGCTGGGTTGACCGAGATCTCCTCGAAGTTCGCCATTGCGCCGGACTCTTCCAGCACGCGAGCGTGTCGGACGACGGTGACGGTTACTGGTCCGCCTGCCGGTGCACCGCCTTGCATGGGCTGGTACACCACCGGCTCGCCGAACGTCTGCTGCATGACAGCATTCGCCGCCGCGTCGATGGTGGACCAGTCGGACATATCTGAGGATGCGGGTGGCTAGACAGCCAGCCCGCTTCAAGGCGTGGTCGATTAAGCGTTGGTAGCGAGTTCGTACAGAACCCAGATCTCCACTTGGCCGGCGGTTAGCGGGCCGGTGGCGATGGTTACATTGATCTTTCCTGCCGTCGAAGTTTTGAATGGCGTGGCCGTGCAGGAAGGAGCAATTACGGCGTCGAGTCCGAGCGTGGCTTTCCCGGTCGCCGTCAGGATCGAGGCGCCGGACGACCCGGCCGTCGTGCCCACTGCAAACGTCGCGGCACCCGTCGCTGCAAGCGCCACGGTGCTGTTGATGACACCGCCGAATACGACGGCGTTAGCCGGGATCGTGTCGCTGTTCGCCGGCGTGCAGCTCGCACCCCCATCGACGGTGAAGTCGTAGAGCGCGTGTGCCACACGAACTCCCGTGGATACACCGGTCGCGCCTGGCAGAAAGCCATTGAGCCGGACACGCACGGTCGCATCGCCGGAGGCGCCGCCGGGAGCGGCCGTACCGCTTGGCTGCGCTAGTTCGGCCGTGCCGATCACCAGGTTGCCAGCGGAGGTGGACGTCGCCACCTTGTTCGTATCGTCCCAATACACTGCATCGCCCGAAGCGAACGTGCTGGTGTCCTTGGCGAGATCGAAGACCCCCTCGGCCACAATCTCCAGGGAAGCGCTTTGTGCGGCATCGAACGCCGCGATACCAAAAAGATTCCCCACCTTGACGCCACCACCGGATTTCGCCGCATAGGGCGCGGTAACGGTGAGGGTTTCCCCTCGATGAACATAGTTCTGCATGATAGTTTCTCCTGTTGTTTGGTTTTCCGCTTACGCGCCCGCGCTCTTTTGCAGGCCGCGATAATCGATTGCCGCAGCGCCGAAATCCATCCTGGCCTTGATCTCGACGCCATCCACTTCGAAGCCCTGGCGGGTTTCGATGTACACACCCTGCTGGCCTTCGAGGTAGCAGTATTCGAGCGTGTCGATCAACGCCGGGTCAGTGAACAAGAACCAGTTGGTCGCGGTGCCGGTGTTGTTATCGAGGCGCGGCTCGACAACCGGGACGAGCGACCGGACCCACTCCGGCACGACCTTGGTCTGATCCGAGGACGCGATGTTGATCGGGTAGATCAGTTGCAAGGCATACGTTTCGAGCGACGGCGGCACCGCCATGAAGCGCGGAACCAGGTCGAGCGGCGTACCCTGCGGAGCCTTCTGGAGCCGCATCTGCACGCGAGCTTTAGCAAGCGCCGTCAGCGGAGCCGCGTTGGTCACCGTGGGATCGATGCTGCTCGGAACACCGGTGAGCAGATTGCTGTGCGCGGTGTGGAAGATCGCCTTGCCGTCGAGCGTCATCACCACGTTCGCCGTGATGAGGCCCCAGACGGTGTTCGATTCGAGCTGCGCGGCCGCCACACCCAGAATCGCCGGGATGCGAGTCATCGCCTGGAGATCGTCGTTGATGATGACCTTGCGCGTGATGGCCACGACCTCGCCGAAGGTTTGCAGCGAGTAGTTCGTGTTCATGTCGGTGAGGTTCGCCCGGTGGTATTCGCCCTTTTCGTTCAACTGCTGGAGGGCCGGAGCGTCGCTCAACTGAACGCGATTGATCGGCTTGAAGTCGGGCGCGGTCACCTGGCGGCAGAAGGGCTGGAAGGTGCGCGGGTATGCTTCGTAAGCCTGGCGCAGCGTCTTGTTGGCGACGTTCGCCAGGATCGCGGGGAAGTCCGAGGTCGATTCCGCGCCGCCCCCGAAGAACTCCGCGCCCCGGCTGGGCGCCTGCAACGCCAGCTCGGCGATCCGGTTCTTGGTCATTCCCCGGTGGTTGATGCCGCGGATCTCCAGGGACTCGCGCGCCATCTCCATGAGCGACAAGCCCACGTACTCGCGCCCCATCTCTTCCGACCGCCGCTGTTGCTCCTGGCCGCACCCTGACAGCATCTCGCCGGTCTTCGGATGCTTCGCCAGGAAGAACTTCGGATCGTGGCGCAGCAGCATCGCACACTGCATTGCGGCCAGCCGCGTCTCCCCGCCGTCGCGCGTGATGCTCAACTCACTGCGCAGCGGCACCTCGCGCCCGCCGACGCCCTGCTGCCCCTTCGCGCGCAGCGCGGCGAATGCCTCGACGCTGAACTGATCCGGGGTCTTGCCATCGGCGATGGCTTGACGTACAAAGTCATCCCCGAGAATGGATTTGAAACGGCCAGCGCGATGCTCGATTTCGACAACGCGCTCCCGCTCTAGTTTCACCGCCTCGCCGCGCGCCGCGACGAGGGCCTGCTCGTTCTGACGGGCCTCTGCGCCCGCCGCCTGCGTAGTGGTTTCCATGGCAGGTTTCTCCTTTAGTGGGCTGGCTGCCCGTGCTGCTTGCTGGCCGCTTATTTCGGCTGACAAGAACGTTGTGCTGAAATCGGCCGGGATCGGAACCACGGAGATCTCAAAGGGTTCCCAATCGGTCGCCGTGAACATCCCTATCTCATTCGGGTTGCTGTAAGCCGGCATGCCCTCCGTCTGGGCCTGGACTTTCGTTTTCTCGCGGCTGTAGATCCACGCCCCGAAGCTTAGGTTCTGCACGATCCCGTCGGAGACCTTGCGGAACAACTCCGCGCCGTCTTCGTCACCCATATCGAATTGAAGCGTGGCCCTCCCGTTCGCGCCGTCCGCCCAGGCTTTCTTCACCACGCCGACTTGCGCCTTGGTGCCGGGCTTCCCAGCTGCCACGGATTTGTAGTCGTCGCCCGTAAAGTGCGTGTCGAAAATCGGCGCGCCCGCGTTCAGCCGGTCCAGGCGCGCGCCGTCCATGTCGAGCGTGAGCATGTAGGGCTCACCCGTATCGGGATCTTTCCTCGGAACCTGCGCGCCGGTGTACCAGACGACGTCGACCGTGCCGTCCTTCTCATTCGCCGTGCTAGCGACGGGCTTGGCGTCGGTTGCCGCGAAAAACTCAAGCGCCTGATTTTCTGTCATGTGAACCTCGGTTTCTACGAGCGATAAATTCTGGAGGGCGAATCCCAGGACCTCGAAGCGCCGACGCCCGCCAGCAGTTCGGTGATGCCTGCGGCGTCGCCAGCCGCGTTCGAACTCCCGGTAGGCTTCGTCGGAGCGCCAACCGCGGGCTTCGAACTCGGCGTGCGCTCCTCGGTTCCGGCGGGCTGCTGCTGGCCGCGATCGGTTACGTTCCGGGGGTCGCAGTCCAGAATGATTTCGAGCTTGTCCAGAACCTTGTTGATGGCCGCGATCTTCTGTAGCCGCTCTTCCGGGTCGTAACCATTGCGCGAGATGGCCTCGAACAGATCGAGCGTCCCGGTGCGGATCATCTTCAGCTCCGCCATGGAGTCCTTCACCGGATCGACACTCTCGAACTTCGGCGCGGTCCATTGCACGGCATGGATGGCGACTTTCGGATCGTCAAGAACCTTCTGCGGAATCTTGCCCTGGAGGACCAGCGTGTCCACGAAGCGCCGCCACACCGGCATGCAGAACAGCGGGATCAGCGTCAGCCAGCGGTAAGCCTCAACGGTGTTGCGAAACCCCAACATGCCGCCGCGCCAGGACGAGTAATTCACCTGCGACATGTCGCCGGTGCCGAGTTCGTAGGGCAGACCAATGCCGGCCATGATCCCCTGCAACTCGGTCATCTTGTAGTCGCGATACCCACCCGCCGCCGGAGGATTGTTGAACTTGATCTCCTGGCCCGGCTTCAAGTACTCGACCATTCCAGGCTGGAAAGTTTCCACCGGAGCTTTTGTCACAGGATCGGTGCCGGAAATGCCAAGCGGGTCGCCTTCGATGCCTTCCGGCTGCTGCACGAACGCCGTGACGCACGCCTCCACTTTCTTGCGGACCCGCTCCGCGTCGCAGTAATCGTCGAGGTCCCGCAGCGCCATCATCACGGGCGATAGCCACGGCACGCCTCGTACCTGGCCGGGCCGGAGGACGCGATAGACGTGCATGATCTGCTCGGCCGGAACCGGCTGGCTGATGATTCCTCCGCGCGGGTTCAGGATCAGCACGCCGCCCGGGTGATACGTGAAGAGCCAGTAGGCGACGCGCCGTCCGAGGTCGTCGAACTGCACGCCTTCCATTACGTGGCCGTTGACCAGCCCCATCGTTCGGGCCTGATCTAGAAAATCAGCTTCGAGCATTTGAAGCTGCAACGGAACGCGCAGACCGGCGGCGGCCAGACGCGGGCGAAACCGCACGAGCGCCTCACCGCTCTCGGCCATCGTGCGGACCGCCAACGTCTGCATCCCATAAAAGTCCAAGCGCTGGGGCGTGTCGCATTGGTCGGCGAAGAACGGCCACTCGGTGTCGATGATCTTGTCGATCGCGGCGTTGCCCGTCTTGGCCCTCGGCACGATGCCCGTTCCGACCACGTTGCCGGCCAACTCCTCAATGGCTCGCGCCGCGTATGGGTTGTTGCGGACAAGATCGCGGCTCCGGTTGCGAAGCCATATCAACGACCCCATCAGCTCGACGTTGGCGTCCGTCGAGGCGGCGTACCAGCCGTACGCTCGACGGCCCGCAGTCGCGCCGTCGTAACGGAATCGCTGCGCGTGCCGATCCAGATAATCCTGGGTCAGCTCCAGCGCCACGCGGTTCCGCACGCGTTGCAGTGCGAGCCGTGGTGCGACCGCGCCGATGGCTCTGTCGAGAAAATTCATTCAGGGATGATGCAGAATTGCGGCCGTCGCAGACGACGGCGTTACCGACAGGTTATTCGTGCGAAGCCTGCCAACGGATAGATTCCGTGGCTGGCAAATCTACGAGTCGGGCGTGATACGGCCAAGCGCCGGAGAGATAAGATTCAGTGTGATTTGCTCTACGGTGCCTCGGCGAGTAGGGAATCCTGCCGATCCAGAACATTGGCACCAGTGTGGACTGTAGTCGCCTCCGAAGCAATCTAACGTCACTAGAATCCGAATTTGCCTCGATGCTTCGCCCCTCTTTTCCGTAACCAGGCGACTACCCCGACAAGTACAGTGCCTACTCCGGCCAGGACGGGCCAATAGTTCCTGGCCCAATCCAGCGCGTCGGTTATAACGCCCGTGTTTGTCACTGCCACCTTGACGGTCTTCTCGAAACTCGTAACGCGATACGATGTTTCACGGCCGTCCAACACGACTTGTGCCATAAGCGTCACGGTGAGTCGTGTCGTGCCACGAACATGCGGTGTAACGGACCAACGCCACGTGGTGCCTTGATCGGCAACAACTGCCTGATCTGGCGGATCCTTGGGTGTAATTGTGCACTCGCGGTCAGCAACGAGAGTCGCGACCATTCGGGACCCAACCTTGATGCTCCCGGATGATCCCACGCTAGGCCGGCCAGCCAGACGCTCCAATTCTTGCTGGAGTACGTCTGGCTTGATCGTGGGCGGAGTGATCTCAAGTACAGCCTCTGCGGGGTCATCTCGATTGACTGGGGAGGGCACGACGAAGGCAGCCGAACCGGGCTGCATATAATGCTGCACAAAAAATGCGACTGGATCGCTGGCATCGCTTGTCGGGGAAGCGAGCTTCGAGCGAGAGCAACTAGAGAGCACAAGCAAAAAAGCACATACGGAAATACTGGCAAACCGGAAACTGACCACCCCCGCCGAATTGAGATGTCGCCGGCGAAGACAGGCCAATTCAGTCGCGATCCCAGGCGCTTGAGCAAATTCGGTGGCGATCATGCCGTCCACTGCAAAGTCCTCGCACTTCAGACAAGACGGGTCAACTTTATCACAAAAACGTCGAAATGTTCAGGCTTCTACGGTACGGCGTGAATCATCGTCCAATCAGAACCTAGCACTTGGCTGACCTGTCGGCATGTCGTGGAAGTGATCCCGCCGCCCTGCTTCCCCGCTTGTAGTCGCCCGGCGTTTAGCTGAACATCGCATCCCGGCACGCCGGAGTTGAAGTACTCCGTGCCCTGCCTTTCAACCAGTTACTTCCGAAGCTCCCCGATGATCAGGTTCACCGCCGTTTCGCTGATGACGACGTACCGCGCGCCCTCGGGTTCATCGGAGCCTGCTCCAGCGAGTCGATGAGCTCCTGATGCCGCGCCATGTTCACCACCGGTCGTCCAGCGTTGGACCCGTAGGGCCGTCTCCGCGCTTGTGCTGTGCGAACGTGACGCGGCTCCCTGTCTGCCCGCTGGCTTGACGGATGTCCTCTTCGATCTCGGCCTTCGCCTTGCGGAGATCGTCCCCGGAGCGGTACGTCACCTCGCGCCCGTCCGGGAACCGCACCTTCAGCGTGGGATTCCCGAGCGCCTGGTTAACCGCGTCCAGGTTCGCTTGCAACTGTTGAATCGTCAGCGCCACATCAACTTCTCCCAAACCAGTTACGCCGTGGGACCCATCCGCCCGCGCGCTCAGAAGTCCGCCCCTCGATGGGTCGTTCGGATTGCTCGGCCTGAGCCACGACCACCGCCGGAGGAACCGACTGCATCTCTTTTCGCCGCGACCGCCCCATCTGCGCGAAGCGGTCGCAGTAGACGGTCAACTTCAAACCGCTGGCGTAGAGCGCATGCAGCGCGGCGTAAGCGTACACGCGGCAATCCAGCGCCTCGTTCCGCGCCGTCGGAGGCTTCCGCCATTCCTGCTTGGGATAGCCGTGGTGGTATCGCGTGTACTTCTTCTCGGCCGTGAGTTGGTCGAAGTATTCCTGGTCGCGCCCGATCGGGAAGTGGCAATACCCCGGCCCCGGCTCCTGGATCTTCAGCCGGTCATACAGCGCCGTCTTCGCGGCGTCCACTCCGACCATGAAGAACGGCGTCTGGTTCTTCCGGCTCGGCTTGCGCGGCCAGATCGGAGACTCGCCCGCGCGTCCCTTCACCGCGTACACGCGGCGCGCATAACGGTCGCGCGTGAATCGCAGCACGGTGGCATCCTTGAATCCGCAATCGATACAAGCCGCGACGATGCGCAGCGATTGACCGGAGTCGTGCAGGCACTCGGAAAGGAGCAGCCCTTCCAGGTGATCCCACACCTCCTTACGCGTGACGTCGCCAGGGATCACATGATGCGCGATCGACCAGGACTCCTCGTCGCGCCCCCAGCCAACGATCTCGACCTCCAGCCGGTCGGCCTGCACGTCCACTCCCGCCGTGATCAGCGCGACACCATCCGGCGCCTCAGCTTCAAACGGCTCGCAGCGATTCCACAGCGCCCGCGCATCAGTCGGCACTTCGTGGTGCTCTTCCCACAACTCCGCGAGCACCGTGTTCATGAACGCCTTGAGCGTCTCCGGCGACTTCTTGGCCGCGATGAACTCGGTCGCGATCGAACCCCACGCGCGCTTTAGTGAAACCAACTGCGAGATGCGGAAGCCCGGAATCGGCGACGCCGGATTCTGCGCCCGGTATTCGCCGCGCTCCACCATCCATGCTTTCTGGTGGTGCGGAATCAACTCGCGGCAGCCGGCGCAGCGATACATCGCATCTTCAGGTTTGTCCTCGGGCCACACCAGGCCGGGTCCCGTTCCGTCTCCGAGCACGAGCACCTGGAAGTGGCCGCACTTGGGGCAGGGCACGAAATAATCACGCTGGTCGCTTTCGAGCCACGCTTGTTCGATCCGGCTGACGCCCTTGATCGTTGGCGTGGACGCCATGACGATCTTCTTGTTGTGCTGGAACTCCGCGGTGCGCTGGACGGCCAGCGAGACCGGATCGCCCTCCGTGCCGGCGCTCGCCGGGTAACGGTCCACCTCATCGAGAAGCGCGTAGCGGATCGGCCGCATCGCAAGCCCCGAGGGTGAGATCGCCCCGGTGAACGTGATGTGCCCCGCGCCGTTGACGAAGACCTTGTGCAGCGTCGTATTGTTGGAGTCGCGCGACTTGACGGGAGCGATCTTCCCGCGCAGGCTCGGCGTGCTCTTGAACATGGGCGCCACGCGATCCTTCGAGAGCGCCTTGGCATCTTCGGTGCGCGGCTCGACCACCAGCACCGGCCCCGGATCGACGTCGGCGATGAAGCCGAGGAAGTTCAGCAGGACTTCAGTCTTCATCATCTGTGCCGCCGACAGCAACACCACCTGGCGGCACGGATGGGCAGGGCTGAGCACGTCCATCGGTTCACGCTGGTAATGCCGGGTGCGCCACTGCCCTCGCTCGGCTGCCGCGCCACCGGTGAGGACGCGGTTCTCGTCGGCCCACTGCGAGACCAGGATGTCTCGCGGGGGCAGCATCGCCGCTGCGCCGACTTCGTGAATGGAGAACGGTTGCATCCTTATAAACCCGCGTCCGCGACTGCCTTGCTCACCTTCCGCAGCGCCGCCGAAACCTCGGCGACCAACATGCGATGAATCGCTTTCTCGTCGTCCACCGCCGCAAGCATCGGCGATAGGCGATCCGGCATGGCCATCAGACCGTCCTTTACGATCGAGGAAAAGGTCGCGGCATACTCGGCCGCGCGCGCCGCCGGGATCAGTTTGCCGGCGCGCTCCTCGTACTCAAGCTGAGCTGTCCGCGCCGCGAAGCTCTCCTTGACCGCCCGCGCCCGCAGATACGCGGTAACCGGATCTCCTGATGCGGCAGGCGACTCGTGCATCGGCGGAACCCGATCCGATGTGCTCGGCTTGTGAATCGTCTGGCCCGCGAAGGTATTCTTTGCCCAATCCTGGTTGGCGCGATCGGCGTCGATGGTCCCGTCCGGGAGCGTGGTGATCCGCTTGCTGGAGATGGCCTTTTGGACGGCGGTCAAGCTGCATCCACGCATCCGCGCGTAGGCCCGAAGAGAGACGCCCATCATATTTTCCCCGAAGATTTCACTTGCTTTCCGTTCGAACCGGAGTGATGAATCGTGGTGCGCGAAGACGCGCAAGCGATTGAGTAGAAAGGATTAACTCAAATGAAAACCAACAAAGCCACCACTGCCACTGAATCCGCCGCCGTTGCGGAACAGGGCGCGGACGTCGCGCCGGAGAAGGCCCCCTCGAAGAAGGGTGCCAGCCAGAAGAAGGGCGCGCCCAAGGGCCAGCAAAGGGCCAAGGGTGCCAAAACCCAGGCCGCCGCGCCGAAGAAGGCAGCCAAGAAGGCCGCCAAACCCGCCCGGGCGAAGAAAACTGCCGCGCCGCGCGCCGAGAGCAAGGGCGCAAAGATCATCGAAATGATCGGGCGGGCCAAGGGCGCTACCCTGGCCGAGATCATGAAAGCGACCGACTGGCAGGCCCACAGCGTCCGGGGATTCATCTCCACCGCCGGCAAGAAGTATGGCATCAAGATCGAGTCCTCGAAGAACGAGGCGGGCGACCGCCTCTACAAGGTCACCAAGTAAGCCTCCCCCACGCTGCCTCACCACGCCGCCGCCGGGTTCAACGATCCGGCGGCGGTTTTGCGTCTGTTCCTTCCAGAATTTTCAGTTCCGCTGACCAATCCGACAGCGCCATGCAGAGGCCCTCGACGTCCGGGTGCCCGGCGAGCAGCAGCCGTTCGATCTCCTCGATCTCGCGGCGGCACCGTTCGATTTCATGCGATGGCACTTATCCTTTCGGCTTTCATCTGCTCGAACGTCCGACCATCACCGTCGAGCGTTGCCTGTTCGCCCGTGAGCCGCTGCCACCGCTCGACGACCACGTCAACGTACTTCGGGTCAAGCTCCAGTCCGTAACAGACGCGCTCGGTTAGTTCAGCCGCGGCGAGTGTGGTGCCGCTGCCGAGAAACGGCTCGTACACCAACTCGCCTCGCTTGGTGTGATTCAGAATCGGGCGCCGCATCAGCTCGACGGGTTTCTGCGTGGGGGGATCGAACTTCTCCTCGCCGGAGCCACCCATGATGAACTTCGGGGATGGCGAATCCCAGATCGTCGAGTTCTCGCCCGCCTTCCCAAACCAGGGAGCGTTCTTTTTGCGGACGTACCAGCACGGCTCATGTTGAAACCAGTAGTGGGTCCGCGTGAGCACCGTGCGCCCTTTGTTCCAGATGATCTGCTGGTGGTGTAGGAAGCCGATGCGCAGCAAGCCGTCGAGAACCTCGCGGGTGAATTTCGATGCGTGCCACACGTACGCCACCTCGAGACTCGGAACGAGCGCGAACGCCTCGGACCAGTCGGCACGCGTGTCGCCGGAGATCGCAGTCTCCGTGTGACCCTCGGTGCGGTGCTTCATGTAGCTGGCTTCCGCGGGTCCGCAGCCGTTCAGCCCGGCGCGGTCACGCCATTCGGAATCAAGTTCGATCCCGTACGGCGGATCGGTCACCATCAGAAACGGTTTGCGCTCGCCCAGCAACCGAGCCACCGCCTCGGCGCTGGTGGCGTCCGCGCAAAGTACGCGGTGTTGACGGCGCGGACTGCCGCACAACCACAGGTCCCCGGGTCGGGTGACAGGGTTGGCCGGCGGCTCCGACACCACGTCCTCTTCCGCGCTGGCGTCGGCTGCCGGGTACAGGTATGCGTTCAGTTCTTCCTGATCGAACCCGGTCAACGCCAGATCGAAATCGGCGTCCAACTCCTGGATGCTTTGGAGTTCCGGCCCGATCAGGCCCAGATCCCACGTCGCCTCATCGTGGGAGCGATTGTCCATCAGCCGGTACGCCTTCACCTGGCCCGGCGTGAGGTCATGCGCGACGTGAACGGGAACCTCCGCCAGCGCCATTGATTGGGCGGCCAGCAGCCGAACGTGGCCAACCACGATTACGCCGTCGGTATCGACCACGATGGGTTGCCGCCAGCCAAAGGCTCGGATTGAGGAAGCGACTTTCTCGACTGCGGACGGGGGAATCACCCTGGCATTGTTCGGATACGGCTTCACCCGGCCAATCGGCCACCACTCGACGGCGAATGTCGGGGCTCTAGGTTTGGTCTGCGTCGTGCGGCTCATGTGATTAGAGGGGTGACAACCCGGTGTGACAACCTGCGTAAATCGTACTAACTAAGCAAACTGCGCAACATCTCGACCCGCGGCCGCCGCCTTCAAAGTCAGGTCCCTGTAATGGCCCGCCGCTGCGCATGGGACGCCACCCGTTCGCGCCCCCGCGCCCCGTGTTGCGCCGTCTGGCTCCGGGTTGGCCACTGGCCCCACCTTCCGGCTCGGGCGTACGTCGCGGCCACGGAACGCGCCACGCGCCCAGGCGATATGCCGCGCGCCGATTTGTCGCCGAGCTTTCATGGGACCGTGCAATCCGAAATCACTTGGAGAAAGACGCCGCGCGTGCTGACGGTCGTGCCATCGTCGTCGCGCCCGTCCACCCGGCGAAGCTTCCAGCAGCGCGCGCCGTTGTCGAGCGTTTGAAGGAAGCTGTAACGGGTGCCCCCTGGAGCGCGTGTCTCAACGGGGGTGCTTCCGTCCTCACGCTGAAGGAAGATCGCCTTGAGATGTCCCTTGCGGCCATAGGCGGGTTTCACATAACCACCTGCGATGAGCCGCCTGGCAGCCTCGATCGATCGGAAGCCAAGCGAGCTTCCATCGGATGCGTAGTACGGGATCTGGTCAGCAGGTTTCATCGGGGCACAATTCGGGTACAGCAAGAAAGGGAGAGAGTTTTACGAGAGTCCCATCTCTCGATTGAATTGGCCTTCGGAGGGTGCGCTTGGCGCTGGCCTGCGGAACGGCTTCGACACTATATACGCAAGCCGGGCTGATTCTGTCTCAGGCGTGAGCATTTTTCTCGATCACACAGTTCACGCAGTTCACGCGGTTTGCCCTTACTTGTTTTCGTATTCTTCCGACTTTAAAAACCACATCCTCGCGCGTTAGAACAAGATAGGGTTAACTGCGTGAACCGCGTGAACCGTGTGAGTCCGCTCCTGGTCATGTTCCGTCGTTTGCGAGCACGGAGATGCCGATGTAACACCAAGACATCACACCGTTTACTGTCCTCTGGTAGTCCGTTACGGTGGGCCGGAGCTTCTTCATCGCGCGCCCGAAGGCCGTCTTGCTGATGGTCGGACGGCCAGCGTTGGCGCAGTTGCGGCCGTACTCGCGATAGAGTTGATCCTGCGGCGTCACGGCATCGGGATGCAGGATGGTGGTGCGGTCCAGCCAGACGGCGAGCGGGTCTGTTGCCTGCCGGAACTCGTCCGTCGCGCGGCTGGTCGAGCCGCTCTCGCTCAATCCGCGCGTCCGGATCGCGGCGATCGCCTCGATTGCCTTGTTGAGCACGCCGCTCAGTTCCGTGGGATCGGAGAGCATCGCATCAAGCTTGTCGCTCGGGATCGTGCCGGGCGCGCCATCCGCAAACGTGCACTCGAATGGAACGACGAGCCACCTCCGGAAGAACGCAGGCGAGGCGTCCTGGCTCTTGGGCTGATGGTTGGCCGAAAAAACCAGGCGGGCGTACGGGATGAACTCGAAC